ACCCTCCTTCTAATCAACACTGGATCGCTAAAAATTGGCCCAAAGAAGGCCCGCAAACCAAGACCATCGAGATCCGTAACGGCAAGAAAGTCAGCACGACATGGCGGCTCATCAGAAGCTCAACCTACGACAATCCCTTCCTTAGACCTGACTACGTTGCGGCGGTCCTCAGCCAAAATACGCCGGCAGAAGCTCGTCGAATTATTGAAGGGCAGTACGGGTTTGTCCAGGACGGTGAGCCAGTCTATCCGAGGTTTGACTTCATGAAGCACGTTGGAGATCCACCTCTACGCTTGATGACTCTCTATCGCACGTGGGACTTTGGCTTTCATAATCCCGCAGTCAGTATGAGTCAGATCTTCAGATGCACGAAAGGAAACATACACATTGTCTTCTTGCATGAGATCACGCCGCAGAACGTAGAGGCTGAAGCGTTAGCCAACCAAGTGCTCGCTGAGACCACGCTGATGTTCCCTACTCATCCAAAGTCTTTGATAATCGACGGGGGTGACGCCGCTGGCGCACAAGTCAACGATAAAGGGCCTGGCCCAATAATTAGGCTCGCGAAGCCCCCCTGGAGTTTGAGGTTCCGCTATAGAAAGTTCCCAGATATCGATCCTGGCCTGGACCTCACCAGAAAGCTCTTGCGCATTAGGTGCCAATGCGGGTATTATCTATTCATGACACACCGGCGCAACCGGGTCATGATCGAGTCGATGGCAGGGGGATACCATTACCCTAAAGAGCGCGTCGGCAAAGAGAAAGGCCGCAAGCCGGTGAAAGATGGATTCTATGACAATATCGCTGACACAGTACGATACACACACGAGCTTTTCTACAGGCCCATCATGAACGGTATGGCAGACGTGAATGACCAAGTGGCAGATGTTCTTGGTATTCAAATGGGTAGAGAAGATGAAAGCGATAAACCGTGGTCTTGGATGGAAAAGGTAAACTAACTCTATGGCACTCACACACGAAATCACCCTCCGCAATGTCAAAGACGACGCCGGCAAAAAGGCTGTAGGAGATCAACTCAATGCACTCGTCACACGAATCAGAAACCGTAGACTTTTTCAGGTTGAAGTATGGCTCAAGAATTACGCGGCGTGGCGTGGAACCTATACCAGATCATTTTATCGCTCGGATGTGTTCAATCATTATGTACCAGCGTTTAGAAAGACCGTCGAGAAGTTTGTTATCAACACCGCTCAAATGGTGGTCCCGACGAATGAGTTCTTTGAGGTCTTCCCGCTAGATACACTTGACGAAGAGACTGGCAAGGCTGCTGAGTCAGTTAATCAGTACATGCTCTATCTAATGAGGAAGCGGATCAAGATCTATACTCTGGTCAAGGAATTGGTGCGTACTTACTCACTCTATGGTCGCGCCATCACAAAGCAGCACGTCAAAGTTGAGAACGATAAAGTGTGGCCGCACAGTCGTTCTGTCGATCCATTTATGTTCACGGTCTGGCCTGAGACTGTAGCAACCCTCGAACAAGCCATGCTGGTTGTCGAAGACGCGATAATGCCCTATGAACAATATAACTCAATGGCGCAGACTGCAAAAGCTGAGATCGTTGGACGAGACGCTTTGGCTTCGGTATCCTGGCCGCACTACATTGTGCGAAGACTGCAACAATCCGGCATTGCTTCTCCGCCTTCAGAAGCGGTTGGCAGCAGTGCGGTTTCCGGGACTGTCTCAACGCAATCGCTCGATACTGCTAGTCCAGGGCAAGGATACGATTGGGTCTATATGTCGGAAGTGTGGGTCAACGAAGGAGACTACTGGCGTTACTGTTGGGTCATCTGGAACCTCAATGCCGGGCCGAAGGTCGTCAAGATCAGTGACAAGAAATTCGCACGCCCGAACTACAGGTGGACGGTTGCGCGTAAGGCACCTGGCGAGCAATACACGACATCGCAAGCCGACGACCTGGAGCCTTTACAGATTCTCTTCAACGACCAAGTGAATATGTTCATGGAGGCTCAGGCGATTGGTTTCGCACCACCCGTAGCTGTGGACCCGAACTTAGTGACTCGTACAGGATCACTTGTGTTCCGGCCTCGGGCTAAGTGGCTGGTGCCGCCCACGGGAGTCAAGGTCCTGGAGAACACCGCAGATCAATCACAGAGAACCGCGCTTTCCGGGATGCAGTTTACGATGGGCCTCATGGATCAGTACAGTGGCTCGTCAGGATTAGCTCAGGGACAAACCCAGAGGAACCTACCGCGAGCAGGGTTTGCAGTGTCTTCCTTGCTGTCCCTGAGTCTAAGCGACGTTCGTGACGTTGCGCGTGAGATTGAGGATGAGATCCTGACGCCGATGTTACAAGACCTCTACGACTTGACGGTTGAGTACGTTCCAAGCGCACAGGTTTTCAAGATCCCCGGAACACGAGACTTCCCGATTGGTGCCCGCTTAACAACCAAAGATCTCGAAGGTGACTTTGAGTTCAATTGGACCGGCTCGTTGCAGTCTCAGGAATATCAACAGAGGGCACAGCGATTGACTCAGTTCTTGCAAGCGTTCGGTGGTATCGCTCAGTTTGTTGTGCCCCAGATGTCACAGCAAGGCTATCAGATGAACTGGATCGGCCTCATGAAGCGTATCTGGCGTGATGGTCTCGGTGAACGCGGTGCTGACACACTGATCCGTAAGATGACGCAAGAAGAGATACAACAGATGCAGCAACAGCAAGCCGCTGCACAGGCTCAGGGCGGTCAAGGACAACAAGGCGCAGGTGGCGCTCCTGGTGGTGCTGGCTTCAACCCACAAGATCTTCAGGCGCTAATCACTCAGTTGTCTCAAGGCAATCCTAACCAAGAAGGCGGAGGTATGTAATGATGGTCAAAATCACTCAGGAACGATTCAATGAGTTGATACGAAACCTGGCTCCAGGCAGCTTTGATATACTTGCTGAGCCGGGTCACATTCTCATTCGGGGCCTCTATGTCAACTACTCAGTTGAAAGGAGTCCCAATGGCAAAGTTTAATTACCACGTTCAGATTCCTACTCACACGTTTCAGGCACACTTAGATCGGCTGGAGAAGCAGGCAATCGAGAAGATCCGGTCTGACTTCGACATGAACTCTCACTTAGCAAATGTGGGGCGACTCAAGCTAATCGAGGAGCTACGCAACCTGCCTGAGACTCTCATGACGATACAGGAGCACGACGATGCCACTACCTAAAACCAAAGATGTGGGTAAGATCTACCGCGAGCTTAACAAGAGCAAGACGAAACGACCACGCAAACAGAAGGTCGCGATTGCTCTCTCACAGGCTCGCAAGTCTGGCGCCAAGATTCCATTCAAGAAAGGGAAGACACGCTTTTGAAAGACAAAGACTATTCTATAAAAGAAGACGGCATCATCAAGATCCCAAAGTGGGCCTGGAACTGGCAGCATCGTGGCACAGATCGGGTCTGGAAATGATCCGCTGGCCTGTTACACGTGCGGAGATTATCGCCGCAAGTACTGAGGAGCTTAAACATTGGTGGGCTGTTCTGCCACAAGCACACACGGCGCTCCAGAGAACAGTTATCACCTGGCTGGACATGGAGCTTCAAGAACGCGGAATAGGTAAGGTCTAATGGCACTGACAATAATCACAGAAGGTGGCAATAACGACAGCAAGTTTCCCTGCTCTGCCTCTCCAAAGCAGTTGCGGGTGATTGCTTGTGGTGGTCGCCCTCCGTTTACTTGGTCAACTACAAAGGGCACAATAACGCCCAATGGTGCCTCGGGCCAGACTGCCACTCTCGCCGCCGCAGCCAATCCAGGATTTGCTTTTCCTGGTGATGCTTATCAGTCCGTGGCTATAAAGGTCGGTATCGGCACTGCGACGGCTAACTGTCCCGCTCTTTGTTCCTGTAGCCCGCCTGCTGATCCAGTTTGTGTCGCCAACCCAGATTGTAAAGACATTGAAGGCGGTAATACCAAGTTTAGCTGTAACGATATTGTTACAAGCACTGGTGACACGGCCTGTGGTGGATCACCTTTGACCGGCTTTGGTAGTCGCACTTATGTTGATGCACCAAACACACACTGTATCAATGGTGGTTGCGGCGCTTTAATAGCGATTAGCACTGATACAGCAAGTCGTCTAGGCACAAACCCATTTGAGGGCACGATCTCTGATATACGTACTGGAGCTATGATTGCTGCTGGCTGTAATCCGTGTCCCGCTGCAATGTTGAATACAGTCATTACGGTCACTGATTCACTTGGAACCTCGGTGTCACGAACTCTCACGGGTATCAAATGAGGCGCCAGATCCTACTCAAATCATTGGATGGCTCGACTCGCTTGGTTCCAGATCAGGTCGAGTACAGACTGCGTGAGGGCGAGTGGGTAGCGGATAGTGTTCCTGTCTATGGGAAGTGCTCAAACTGCGGTGGCCCGACCGAAGACATACCTGCTGGCTGACTTGGCCGGATCACAAGGGCCTGCAAGTCTTGCGGGCAGACCAAGACTGTGCTTATAATGAGGAAAGGATAAACCCTATGGACGCACCTGTATTCACCTTACATCGTTACTTCGAGACCTACCGCGAGACTGAGTACAAAGAGTTCGTCGTGGGTGAGGTTGCGATTCCCTTTCCAAATGAGCTAATGAACGCCCCTACGTCTGAAGCTGCTCGTTTGATCGTAGAGGATAGCTCAGATCTCCGCTATCGACCGGACAATCAAGATCCCACTAAGACAAGCGGAGTCAGGCTGATCGACGAGACCTTCAGTCAGCGCGAGCTTGCAAATCTCAGGTTGATCTCAGTGGACGGACCTATAACGGTTCGAGTATTGGTTCATCATTATCGTCGGTAAAGGAGTTATATAATGGACGTTACAGGTGGCGGCTCAACGGCAGGATCGGGCGCAGGATCAGTAAGTAGCTCTGGAATGCTTGGTAGTGACATGGCGATGCACGTCTCAGCACCAAAAGCTAAAAAGCGCACGACACGAAAAGCTAAGGGCCACAAGCTCCCGCCCACGAAACAAGACGCCAAGCTATCCATGAAGCATCACAGGGACTCCGTAGCCTTCAATCTCTCACACGCTAAGGATCATCTTGACGAAGCAAAGCAGCATGTGGTAGGATTGAAGAAAGTGACCAAGCTAGAGAAACAGTTGTCGTCCCTAAAGAAAGGTAAAGTGAAATTCTAATGATTGGATATTCTCCTGGTACGAAGAAAGCTAAGTCAAACATTCCGGATGGTGGTACTGAACAAATTCAGCAGATCCAGCCTGATCCGTATGATGGTGAAGTCGTTGGTGTCGATGAGTACGTGAAAGTCTCGAACTACATCTCGGCTGAAGGTCAGAACGGGATTCCAGTGCCTCAAGAGGTTGGAAGTCTTGAAAGCTGTTCACCCGGCTCGTCTATGGCATTCCAAGGCAAAGTCGAAGGTATCAGTGGTGAACAAGTTTATCACGCTGATTGGAAAAGCGGCGCGAGCGTCGAGGAAAATAGTTCTCTGCCGGAACAGCACGTAGCTGACGCAGACACAGACTAAGGAGCAATTACAATGGCAATGTCAACACCAACGATCACGAACATGGATACTGCTGCTTTTCGCGGCATTCATCCGTCTGGCGATCAGGACCCGCGACGTGGGTTCAATGAGGGTGCTAAGGGC